GGTGACGAGTCTGGTGACGAGTCTGGTGACGAGTCTGGTGACGAGTCTGGTGACGAGTCTGGTGACGAGTCTGGTGACGAGTCTGGTGACGAGTCTGGTGACGAGTCTGGTGACGAGTCTGGTGACGGCGGCGCTAAACAGTTACCTGATCTTGATATGGACACAGACGACAATATAGACGGCTTGATAGGTGATAATACTACAGACGGTGAGATACCGGACTACCCGGAAAATGACCTTGTGTCTATACTGGCACGCCGCACGCCGCCGACACATGTTAACGAGTACTACGATAATGATTTTAACCGGATAGCCAAATATTACAGCGAAGCGCCGTTTAAACAGGAGGTCGATAAACTCACACGGGGCACGCAAAGACTCGAAAACGGCTTGAGATCAATAATAAAAGTCGAATCAAAAACCGGCGTCATAACCCGGCGGCCGCGCGGTAGATTAGACACGCGCGGCTTAGCACGCGCCGCCGCCGGTGACAGTAACGTGTTTCAAAAACGATGGTATAAACAAGCACAAAATACGGCGGTATGTGTTTTAACGGACGTGTCATCATCAATGACGGTGAATTATGTTGACCACGTGACCGACCCGGCACCCATGTTTCTAGCCGCTACGTTTCAACGTGTAGCCGCGCGCACATTACAGCGCGCGCGTGTACCGTACTCACTTGTGGATTATCACGACTATACCGTTATCAAAAAGTCGTTTACTGAAAACATAACAGACGCGGAATTAGATAAGCGCGTTATTCTTGGCGGCGCTATTTGCCGGGGATGTACTAATACAACGACGGCTATTTGTGACGCCGCCGATATGTTTAGCACGATACCGCTATCGACTAACGTCACACGCCGTATCATGCTTGTAGTGACCGACGGTGATTGCGACTATGGGCCTGATATGGTTCGTGAATCAATGGCATACGCGCGCACACAAGGCGTTGACGCTATCTATGGTATCGGAATAGGTGATACCGTCGACTTAACCGGCGCTGGCTATGATGCACACGAACATATCAATGCAACAAGTCTACCAACTACAGGGCTGAATATGCTCACACGCGCCGTGTAAGGCGCGTTAACTAATATGGGGTAATAACCCTATGGCTAAGTTTAAATTCACGTTACCGGTGCCACACGGTAGCGTAACGGTATACTGGCACCGGTTCACGTCCGCGCCAGACGACGCCGCGCGGTTTTTTATGTACCGCGCCGACGGCTACATGCAAATATATTTGCACTCGTTTTCGAGTAATTTCTACTCGTTTTAGAGTAACGCGTTTAAACGCTTCATCAATATGTTGTGGTGTGAGGCTTTATTTTCCTCTCGAACTACTATATCTAGGTCTATCGTGTCAGTAGCCGCGAGTATGTCGACCTTGCACGTGGCCTTTTGATTACGCCGCCAAATGCGCGCTATGACTTGACGCGTTAAATCCCGCGACCATATAGGCGATGCTATTATCATGCGGCTGGCACAGGTTAAGTCTAATCCGTGCGCTGCCGACTTAGGATGTAGGAATAGCACGCCATTAGAGTCTTTTCGGAACCTAGCAAGGCTGTCATTCCCGCGCTTGTATAAGAGTCCTTCGGGTATCGCGCGCCGTAGTCTTTTGAGTTCTTCGGCGAACTGGTAAACCACTATGAGAGGTCTTTCAGTGCATTGTAAGAGTCTTTCAGTCTTTAAGTCATGTATGTAGTCTAGTCCTTCGCCTTCCGTGTGGTATGCAAACCCAGCGCAAACCTGTTGAAGTTTCGTTACCAGTATCGCCGCGTTGTCGGCGATTATGTTCGAGTTCACACTGTCTCTTTCGAGTTGCAAATAATAATCCATACTCGCCGTGTCTAGTTCTATCAAGTCCGTCCGTAGTTCCAGCGGCGGGAGTTCATCCGTGTAATCAGGTAGTGTATAGACGAGGTGTGCTATCCGGTCAGTTATCCGATCAGCTCCGTTGGTCTTTATGTCCCAAGAATAACCGTTGTAGTCCTGAACGAAATACTCGTTCATGTACTTAGTCTTGTTTCGGCCTAGTGCTTTCCCGCCGTCGATTGCGAATACCTGATAGAACAATTGTTCAAACGATTCTGACACGGGAGTCCCAGACATCCCGACCCGGACGTCAAAGGTGTTTAAACACTTCCTCATCTTCTTGAACCCTGCGCCGCCCGCTTTGAGCTTCGTGATCTCATCGAACACAACCATATCGAAACCGTGTTGTTTTCCGTAGGTTGTAAAGAACCAATCCATGTTATTGTATGACAGCACAATGATCTCATTCGACAGGTCAGCCACTAATTCCTTTCTTGACCCCGGCGAGCCATTAGCAATGGCGATGTTTAAACACGCTGTGTGATCCCATGTGAGATATTCACCGGGCCAGACATCGGCGACCACGTTAGGCGGTGCAAACACAAGTGCGCGCTTAACCACGCCGTCGCGTAATAACTCCTGCATGGCAGTCAGAGCAACGATAGTCTTTCCAGCACCCATCTGACCTATCAGCAGAGTCTCGCCGTATTCGTATATGTGAGTGACGGCTTCGTGCTGTTCACTGTTTAAACACTTAGTCAAGCTGCCTCGCGCTCTCGTAATGAAAAGGTGATCCACCGGTCATCCATTTGCCCAGCATGTCATAGAACTTATCAGAACTGTCGATGACATACACGCACAGCCCGACGGCGTTTAGGCGTTGGTGGTCTGCGATCTGTACCGGCGATAGTTTACCCCGCCCGGTGGGAGACTTGAATTCGACGTACATCGTCTTGCCGCCGTGGTGAAAAATGCAATCGGGGAATCCGTTATGACTTGGCGTTTCGACTTTACGTGCGAAGCACCCCCGGTTCCGTGCGTATTGTAAACATTTCTTTTGCAAGTCTCTTTCGTTCATTGTTCACACCGTTTGACATGTGCTTACCAGTATCGCATAATACGCTCACATTTATCAAGGAGTACCGAATGTCCATTCTAACCCACATACAAGTTGGTGAGTTTAACTGGCGCGTAGAACAAGAGGCGGGTAATACTGTCTGGGCCGCGTGGCTACCTGACGCCGCACACCCCGACACTGGCGCGCCGACGTTCACTGATTTCGATCTTGGCGCGCTGGTGGAAAAACTCAATGCCTTTAATAAAGGAGCACAGCATGGCACTAGCCAAACAGAAAAGTAAACGTAACCCGGATAGAAAGAAAAGCACTGCTAACGTGAGTCTGCCTTGGGACGTCTACGACCGTTTAGACAAACTGGCAGAGTCCGAGAAAACCAGCCTTGGCAGAATCGTCGAAGGCTTAATAGATTACTACGAAGAAAGAGAAGGGAAACAGCGTGGAGGTTTTGATGAAGCACTATAAACGAGGCGGCAGTTCAGCCGCCCGGCAAATCGCTTGCCCAAGCTGGCAGAAAATATCCGAGGGCGTGCCCCAGCAAAGCACAACCAGTTCATACGCCGCCGAGGGTACGGTCTTGCATACCTGCATGGAGAACATCCTTGAAGACGGTGCCGAGATAAACGATTTTATGGGGCAGACGTTCACTGTCGATGGTATAGAGGTGGTCATTGACGACGATCACATAGAGTTGCTAACGATGGCGCTAATGGCGTGGGACGAGTTCTGTCGTCAGAATCATATCGAAGATTACCGCGTAGAACAGACCTTCGAGATTGATGAAGACACTGGCGGTACCTGTGACGTAATCGCGTGGAGTGACATCAGAGTGTGGGTTCTTGACTGGAAATTTGGGCAAGGCGTGGAAGTAGCCGCCGCAGGATCAAAGCAAGCAATGTTCTATTTAATGGCAGCGGAGCAAAGTGATGAATATAAGTGAGTTATTTAAAACCCGAGGGCTGGGTGTGGCTATCATACAGCCGACGCCGAGTAGGGATACTGAAACACTTAAAGTATGGTGCCCGACACCTGACGACTTCGACGCATTTAAACGTGACTACGCCAAGTCCAAGACTGCTGTCGGCACCAGTGCCGGAGATCACTGCAAGTTCTGTCCGGGGGCTTCGGTTTGCCCGATCAAAACAGGTGACGCCCAAGCAGCATCCGTGGCAGACCCGCATGTACTTGACCAGTTGTCTGAGAATCTAACACTTGCGCTGAGTCTCAAGGAGTGGATCAAATCCGTAGAGAACTTCGCCCATGAGCAGATGGAACAAGGCGCGGCTGTCGAGGGGTTTAAACTCGTCCAGAAGCGGGCGACTCGAAAGTGGTCTAATCCCGTGGAAGCGGAGGAAGCCATTAGGCAAACTAAGAAATTCAAAGTGCGGGATTTCACTAAGTCCACACTGCTAACCCCACCGCAGATAGAAAAGGTGTTCAAACAAAAAGGAGTTGACATGAGCGTACTGGAGGGGTACATTGTCAAACAGTCAACAGGAACGACGGTCGCAACGGTCGACGATCCTCGCGACGAAATAGCCGTGAATGTCAACGCGCTCAAAGCAGCACTTGACCGTTCACAATAATAAACAGGTAACAGGAGACATAAATATGTCAAGTAACCTACCAGCAGTAAACGTACCCGATCTAGGCAAAAGTCTAGTAGCAGCAAAACAACGCAGAGTTCCAGACTCCGGGGATATGCCTTTTCTACGCTTAATCAAAAGCGGTGAGTGGGTGTATGGTTCTGATGACGTCGACGTACAGGAGGGTTCCAAGTGGGCCGCTAATCCTACGACGTTGATGGAGGGATTCTGTGCGTGGGGGGACGGTGAACTTTTGGGCGAAGAAATGCAGCCCATGACAAACCCGACGCCTCTGATCTCGGCTAACCTACCCGACGTGGGCGCGCCGTATAAACGTCAAATCGCGATACAGTTTGTCTGTATCAACGGTGACGACGAGGGTCAGGCTGTGATGTACAAAACATCCAGCAAAGGCGGCTTAAAAGCTGCGTCCGGGTTGATAGACGCGATCATCACTCAAATCGAAACTACCGCTGACGACGACGGCGAACCGCCTATCGTCCCGGTGATTAAGTTTGAGGTATCTCACTACAAACATAAAGAGTACGGTCGTGTCTACACGCCTATTCTGGACATTGTAGAGTGGGCCACGATGGGCGGGTCACTCGCGGCGAAAGACTCCGACGTTACCGGCGGACAAGCCGATGACTACGGTGACGACGACGCTGACGAGCCAGCAGAGGAAGAAGCGCCAAAGCAACGCAAGCGCAGACGTCCTATCGCTAGTTAAACCCACGGGGCCGCAAGGCCCCTTTTTTTCCTTTGAAGGTTTAAACATGAGATTTCTAATCATAGATTTCGAGACTCGATCCCGTGTCGATCTCAAAACCGCAGGGACAGACAAATACTGTAAAGACCCAAGCACTGAGATACTGTGCATGGTAGCCAAAATGTCCGATGACATACGGACGTGGGTGTGGGACGCAACCGGACAGTTGAGTAGTTCACCGCTCTACGACGACGTGTTAGATGATTTCATCAGAGTCGCAGCAAAGCATGTTGCGGACGGCGGCTTGATAGCCGCGCACAACGCAAGATTCGATCAACAGATATGGGAGTACGTCGCCGTCGGCGATCACGGGTTCCCTGAGATACCCGCTGAATCGTGGTACTGTACATCTGCACAGGCGCGTATAAACGCCCTACCCGCTAACCTCGACGATGCCACCCGCGCGCTGGACGCCAGACACAGAAAGAACCACGCCGGGGCCGCGCTAATACGGCAGTTGTGTATCCCAAACGACATGGGTCAATTTAACAACGACGTTTCACTGCTAACTAAGTTACTGGTGTACTGCATCGACGACGTGGCAGCGACCAAAGACTTACTGAACAGCACCCGACTGATGTCACCGACGGAACACGACGATTGGTTGGCTAACGAAAGAATCAACGACCGGGGTATAAAAATCGACCGGGTTCTCGCAGAGCACGCCACCCAATACGCGGCAGCAGAAGCAGCAGAGATAGGCCGCGAGTTGTCTATACTCACGAATAACAACGTGTCTAAACACACGCAGAACCAGCGGATTAAAAAATGGTTGCTGGGCAGGCAGGTTCCCGACATGGTTGAGCAGTTGATGACTGTCTACGTGAAAGGAGTGAAAAAACACTCGCTGGCAAAAGACATAAGAACGCAGATACTCGACCGCGCGGACTCAGGTGAAATTGACCTGCCTGATGACGTGTACAATGTGATTGCTGCCTTGGATGACGGTAACAAGTCCTCAGTAGCAAAGTATCAACGTATGCTCGACCGCAAGGAGCCTGACGACCGTGTAAGGGGTTCGTTCATGTACGCCGGGGCAGCGACTATCCGATATACCTCGCGTGGTCTGCAACTACATAACTTCAAACGTGACTGCCTGTCCGCCGCCGACGCGGAGAGTCTGCGGGGTATGATGAGCAGTGGCGCGCAACTGTCTGGACACGCAGTGATGGACACCCTTGCCAAAGCCCTGCGCCCGACGTTAATACCTGACGAGGGCAAGGCGTTTATCGTGGGCGATTGGAGTTCTATCGAGAACCGGGCACTACCTTGGCTGGCGAATTCTTACGGGGGTCAGATGAAACTAGACCTGTTTAAACACATCGACGCCGATCCTGATCTGCCTGACATGTACGTGCGTGCTGCTGAAGATGCCGGGGGGTATGACAGACAGGTGGGTAAAGTAATTGAATTGTCTCTCGGCTTCGGCGGGGCCAACGGCGCGTTCAACTCAATGGCGCGTAACTACGGTGTACACCTGCCTGACCACCAAGTGACGCGCATAGTCAAAAACTGGCGTAGGGCTAATCAATGGGCAGAGACTTTTTGGAACGAACTGGAGAGGGCAGCACGGCAAGCGATCCAAAGCCCCGGTCTGGTCACAGATGCGGGACGGGTGAAATACGTGTTTAACCCTGACCTGATAGGCGGATCACTGATCTGTGAGCTACCGTGTGGGCAGCTACTGACCTACCCGGCGACACGTTTAAACACTGTTGATACTGAGTGGGGGCCTAAGTCTGAGATCAGTGCCTTGAAAGCAAATTGGTCGCCAGCCGCTGATGCAAAAGAATGGCCGAGGTACACTTTATGGCGGGGACTACTCGCAGAAAACGTGACACAAGCGACATGTGCGAGTTTATTGCGCTATGTCATTCGCCAGTTCGATGACGTAGTGCTACACTGTCACGACGAAATTGCGCTCGAAGTTCCTATCGGGGATGCTTATCTCTGGCGTGACACCCTGCAACACGAAATGGAGAATGGGCCAGCATGGGCACAAGGATTACCTCTCAACGCGCCAGCCAAGATAATGACCAGATACGGCAAATAAAAAACCCCGGCGCGAACCGGGGCTTTAAACACACCATCAAAGCGGAGAACCACAATGGATGACGACCATAATACACCTGACGATGACGTGAGTCTACCTGATACGACCTGCGACGACGTGAGTCAATCTGACACACCACCACCACCGACTGTACCCGTACCCCCAGCGCCCACGATGCACATCGTTGGCACTGCGACACATAACTATGACCACCAAGCGATAGATGACTTTATCGACTTGGTGTTTCACACGCCGCCCACCCCGGATGCGCATAGGCTCGTTTATACGGCGCGCACCAACATTCCCCGGATGCCGGTGACAGTGGCGGACATGCACAAAAGTCTGCGCCACAACAAAGCCCGGTCGATGTATTTCAACACCAGTACGTGCGTACCTGACCAGCAGGGCACGCTAAGACACAAAAAATCACTGTTCAGTGCCTTCCATGTGCTTGTGCTGGACGACATAGGCACCAAGATACCAACCGAGAACGTACCGACGGACATGAAGCCCACGTATATCATCGAGACAAGTCAGGGTAACTTCCAGTACGGCTACGTCCTCGACGAGCCATTGACTGATTTAAACGCCGCTACAGCCCTGTGTCAGACCGCTGCGTTGTCCGGGTTGACCGACGGTGGCGGCGTAATGGCAACCAAAATAGTTCGTCTGCCTGAAGGGGTGAATGGCAAAGCGGGGCCTAAGCAGGATTTCCAAGTAACCCTGATAGACGATGAAGGCCCCTTCTGGACGCCTGAGTTGCTTGTGGAGCGTATGCGCTGCACTGTCGACGGCGAGGCAATCACTTGGGAAGGCATACTCCAAGGGGACACGCCTCTAGCCAAAAAATACCACAACCGTAACCCTATACATTCACAGTCAGCCGAGGGTGTAATAGACCCGGTACTGGAGTGGTTCTATGAGAATGACCTCGTAATGGGCGACGGTGGGGGTGATTGGATTGATATTGAGTGCCCTTGGCACTTGAAACACAGCTCAGGTAACAATACCGCCGGTTATGCGCCTGTCGGGCGCGGAGATATGTCACATATCAGAGGTTTTAAGTGTTTTCACGACCACTGCAAGGACAGAACGATAATCGACCTGATTCAGTGGGTACTGGCGTCGTCGGATTTCAACCACCTAGCAGTCGAGGAAGCGCGTTTAAACGCCACAGAGTTCGCCTTTGACCCGGCGCAGGACATGGTGTGGAACATACCTGAAGGTCGCGCATGGAAAATCTCTGGTTTTCGCACTATGCACAACACGCCGTTGTGGGCTTACGAGCCTCGCCGGGACAAACCCCGTAAAATCACTGCTGCTGAGTCGTGGTTACTATCCCACTACCGCACAGTCGTCGCAGGAGCTTACCACAGCCCCGGTTCGCCGCCTTTGTTTGAGAAGGGGGGTAGCCTATGGGTGAACCCGTATCGCGGCCCTGCGTGGTCAGACGGGCAGTATGACATGAAACACGTTCAACCTTTCCTTGATTTCCTTGAATATCTGCTGCCTGACGCCGACGAGAGGGCATATTTCATACAATGGCTGTCCGCCAAGGCTCAGAACCCGCGTTTTAGGGGTACAGGTATCATCATGCAGACACAAGCCTTCGGCACCGGTCGGGGCACGCTGGCAGCGATGGTTAACCAGATATGGCAGGATAAGACCGCCGGGGTGGAGTTCGACACACTCATACGGTCAGAGGGCTTTAACGGCTGGGAGGCGTTCCCTCTGGTCATTGTAGGAGAGGCCCGTGAGTCTACCTCTAAGATTGAGTCAAAAGGCGCTCACAAGGCTTACGAGACGCTTAAACAGCGTATGGACACGTCAGTCGTGCGCGGTAAGATCAATGAAAAGTTCCAGCCCGAGAAGCAGATAGACATTTGCTCGTCATACCTGCTGTTCACTAACCATATAAACGCCGTGGCAGTCCCACAGGAAGACAGGCGCATCACTGTGCTGAGTAACCCCATGACGGCTGAATCACCGCAGTATTTCGTGGATGTGTACAGGTGGCTTGACGCGGGTAAGTTCCCCAATAACCTCGCCGAGCACGATCAGTGGGCGTGGCACGTATGGCACTGGCTTCTCGAACAGGACACGGACACCGCTAAACTGGCGTTGCCGCTACGCACGTCAGCTAAACAACTGATGACAGACTCAGCACAGACACCTATGGAGCGTGCCTGCTCTTGTATGGCGCTGTACATGGTCGATAACGACATAAGCGCCATATCGCCGGGGACGTACAAGACGATAGTTACACAAGCGTTACAGAAGTTTGACCCTAACCTGAACATATCGACGAGTTACATGCTCCAGACGATGAATGACAGCACGACCGCGCTGGCTATCAAGCTGCATAACTCGACAAGTGGCAAGTCAGAACGTGTCCGGGTCAATAATCAGGTGCTTCGCGAGTGTAAACTTGTTATCCCCGATAACGCCAAACTTCGCACGGTGCCCGCCTCAAAGTTTAAACGCGCTACCAAGAACAGGTTTGCAACCGATATGGCGCGTTTAAACATGAACACGGTGATTGACTTCATAGTAGACCAAATGCAATAATCATACGCTCATTCTACAAGTGCGAAAAATTCCCGTGAGCAATGTAAAAGCAGTGCAGAAATATTCACAGAAGCAGAAGCGGAAGGGGTTTATCAGGATGACCATCTGGGTGCCTGACTCTGACCGTAAACTAGCCCTCGACTTCTCCCGTGAGCGTCGTCGAAAGTATGCCCAGACTAAGCGTTAAAACTGGGGTTCCGGCCACGTATCTAGTATTTTCCACTCTAAAGCCGATTTCTCCACGGAGCTAAGGTCGCTGCTGCGGTAGCCGTCTACAAGCGCGTTGTAAATCATCGCCTGATGCTCTATAGGTAGCGCCAACCACGTCTCCTTACGGTCGGGCTGCATCTGGAACTGCCACCATTCATGGATGTCATACACACCATCGCTATTGATGTCGCGTGTCGTGTCGAAGTTCTTGAATGTGGTTCCCGTGACCGGGTTGGTGAACTCGTCTGTGGTCGTGCCTCCGTCACCCGTGGTCGGGGTCGTGGTCGTGCCTCCGCCATCCGTGGTCGTCCGTGGGTCGCCTACCCAATCATCGGCCTGCCAGTGCTGACGGTTGGACTCGTTCTGCCCATAGTCTATCCAGTGATCGTAGGCGGTGTATCCTGTCTCCGCCCAGTTATCCCGCCGCGCTAAGTCCGCTACGTCAGGGTTGTTTTCTAGATAGGCGCCCGCGTCGAAGGTGTGTCTGGCTCTGTCATAGTTGGGGTTGGGTATTTCTATAGGCCCGGCGGGGCCTTCTGTATAGATGAACTCCTGATCGGGTGTGCCTCCATTCGCGGCTACCCATGCCGCGTAGCCCGCCATCTGCTCTGCGGTCATACCTGTATGTGGATCAACGGCGTTCGGGTCAGCGGCGGGGTCAGCGGCGGGGTCAGCGGCGGGCGCTTCCACAGAGTCAGGCCACGCACTGTTAATCGCATCAGCTAAGAGTACCTTAGTTGGGTGGTTGATATTATTGTTATCCAACCCTTTGATTAGCGCGTCTTTAATCATCGCCTGATGCTCTATAGGTAGCGCCAACCACTCAGTAGACGCACCGTCGCGTAACTGGTAGTCAGCCCACTCCTGTGCGTCCACACGGTTGTTCTGGTTGGCATCCCAGTTCACATCCCACGCAATAAGCTGGTCGATGTTGTCATAGTCTTTCCCAGTGATGGGATTGGTGTACTGTATTGGGTTTATCTCATCCAGTGGTATGTAGGGTGTCGGCTCTCTGTCATCTCCGTAATTGCCCATAGCATGCTGTGTCATTGGCTTGAAGTAACCATTCTGTCCGTCCACTCCGTCGCCGGGTATCTGGTAGGCGTCGGCGCGTTCAGACAGCGGCGGCATAGGATATTCGAGTATGTCACCACCTGTGTTGGTGTTCTCAGGTGCGAAGTTAGGGAACAGCGACGTGACTGAGTTTTGCAAGCCGAGACGTGACGTGTCGTTTATACGCTCGTCGTTAGCCCCTTGGTATAGCGCATCGGCAAGCGCGTCCTGCTGCTCTTGCGGTAGATCACCCCAGCCGCTTGTGTCGCGTTGCAGTTGGTAGTCCGCCCACTCCTGCGCGTCAAGTATGTCATCGTCACGCCACTCAGGGTTCCAGTTATCAAACTCCGTAAGCTGGTCAGCCTTGTAGGGCTGGTCAGTTACTGGGTTGTAGACAGGGTTCAGGTAGGCGTCTGCCTGACTGAGCAGGGCCTGATCATCTTCAAATCCACCGCCGCCAACTGCGTTCTGCACCTCGCTGCGGTTGTTCATGTTGATGTTCTGTTCAAGCCACTCATTCGGGTCGATACGGTTGTTCTGGTTTGACGTGTAGTTACCCGCGTCCACAAACGCATTGACGTCAGCTTGATTGAAGGCATAGTCAGACCCCGGACGAGTGCCATAGTCTTGCGGAGGCAGCGGTTGCACAGGAAGCGGGGTCTGTACAGGCGGCGGGGTGTAGTCGTCCACAGGGAGCATTGAACCCGCAAACATGCCTGTCCCCGCAGGGGCATAAGTACCCGGAGGCATTTGCTGTTTCGCCTCTCGTGCCGGTTGCTGTGCTAGAGGTAGCCCTGTAGCCGGGTCTACCGCGCCTGTGGGTTGGATGACAGTCATATTAGCTTGCCTTTATTGTTTCGATCATCTCGAACACTTCCGGGGCGTTTACACGGAACTTGGCAGACGTGAGCCTGTCCATGACCAGTTTAAACTCCGCGTCCTCCAGTTCAAGGCTACCATCACCGATCTCAGGCTGTTTATACGCCTTGAACTTGTTGTACACGGGCATCACCTCCAGCATTTCTTCGTAGTCGGTACTCTGCTCTGGGTTCTTGGGTGTCACCAGTAGCCGTTTGATCTCCTCTACCCAACTGAAAGCGATCATCTCGCTGGCGGGGTCAAGGTGGTTGATGGGCATCTCTGTCTTTCTTAAAGTTATTGTCTTCATAGCTACTCCACGTTTAGGTGATCTGTCCTACTCCCTGCCGGGATTATACAAACCTATCCGGCAATTCAGGTGAATCATATACCCCGATCTTCCATGTCTCCGTAATTACTTGCTTCTCCAGCACCAAATCCGTATCGGCCAGTTCATCTTTCTTATGCTCAATATACACATGAGCAATGAACGCAGGAGCCATGACGGACTCATCTGGCATGGTCATGGTGTCATACTCTGTCAGCGTTGCCCTTGCCGTGATCGACTTGCCATCGGCAGTCTTACGCGCCTCTGATAACACATCAGGCATCTTGTCCTGTATTAGCTGTTTGACCTCTGCCTTGGTAGCAACCGGCCCCACTTGAAATGTATCTGTTCGTTCTCTCATAATTTATAACCCGTATTTTGTTAGTAGGTGATTGCGGATAGTACCTGCTTCTGAATCCGTGAGTGCTGAGTCAAATACAATGATTTCCCACATAGCCCCCACATACTCATTATAGCTTGGAGTAGTTGGCCCATCATACGAGGTAAAGAAGGTCGCAAAATCCCAATCATCTGATCCAACATTACCTGTGACACTAGCCAATCCAGAAACAATAAGTTTAGTTGTTGCATCCCCATTAAAGTGTTCAGAAACAACGTGCATATCAGTGTCATAAGCTGGGGTAATCTGGATCTCTGACCCACTACCCTGTCCAACACCAAACTCTCGGTTCGGATTTGAGTTAATGCCTTTCCACCTAGCATCACTATCAGACCGAGCATCGTGTAAGAAATAAGCGTCGGAGACTGACCCTTCTGTGTACTTAAAGACCATGAACACAGTTCCGGGCGAACTTATAGTCTGCCCTGCTGTTGTCTCCAAACCTACGTCGTCATTCACATACACAGCCGCATAGTCAGTCGTATTGACAAAAGCATCACCCTGTATAGTCCATGTCTCACCACCAGCACCGCTGCTTACCCATGTTGAGGTGTTGGCAGTAGCATCTGCTGGGTTGAAATCCAGTACTGGCGTAGCCGTTGGGTCTGTACTGTTGAGCAAAACTACCCTGCCAAAATTCCCTGTAGCCTTGTTATCTGTACCGCTAGTATCTGAACCAATCTCAAACTCATGTGAGCTATCAACCAACGTGCCTACAACATGGGATATGTCGGCACTACCGAGTTGCGCCCATGATACGCTTGCTACCGCTGTTGTAGCAGCATCATCACTGGTATAGAAGTTGGTTGTGTTGGCTGAATTATCAAAAGTAACCCTTATCCAGTGACCTGTACCATTACTAAACCCTGTAGCAGATGTAGAATTGGAATAAACATAATCGGAACCAGTGGTTGATGTGGTTAGGGTTAGTTGGCCACCACTAATATAAAATCTATAACAACGATCAGAACTCCCTCCATACTTACCCGCAACAACATAAGTTCCAGTATCCCAGACATCAAAAGAAGCATAAGCAATAATTGTGAACGCACTGGATACGCTGTTGTCGGCAGAGTCGGGAGTAGAAAAGTAGTTGCCCGAAGTGCTGTCCCTCCTAGCTGTATTGCTAGGCAACACAAACAAATTAGCCGCAGTCCCATTCACGGTATCCAGATCATAATCCGTACCGCCTGTGCCGCTGTTCGTCCACTCAGTTATGGGGAACGTGCCTACAATGTCAGCAGGAGTGTAGTGGGCCAGCGCAGTAGCAAGCAGGGTTTCAGCGTTAGCCAGCTCGTACTTGGTTTCAAGGTAGTCCTGTACCAGTGCTACATCGTCGTCACTCAGGGCTGAGTCGAACACGATGAACTCGTACATTGCGCCCGTTGTCGGCACAGTGTGAGCAGTATTGGAAAACAACGTACCCCAGTTTAAGTGGTATGCCCCTGCGTCCCCTGTCACACTACCCATACTGCTGTCTGTTAGTTTTGTAGTAGCATCCCCGTTATGTTGGATCGTAGTGATAGAAAGTGCGTTTTGGTATGGTTCAGCTAGATATATGTTTGATCCCGCGTACAGAGTAATCTTGTCTGGTGTTCCAGGCTCAGTGTTTACCCCTATACTAGCCGAGCCTGTTGACTTAGCGTTGAAATACACCTCAGTAGCACTGGGATCTGCAATTTTTTGTTTCAGTACCATGAATATAGTCATGGGATCAGCTATCGCTTGCTCCGTCGTTGTCTCTATACCAACCGATCCTTTAGCATACACAGCATCGTAGTCTGTCGTATTGACCACTGCATCGCCTTCAATTGTCCAGACCTCTGCGTTTGCGCCGCTGCTTGTCCATGTGTCGGCGTTGGGGGAAGCATCTGCTGGGTTACAATCCCATGCGGGGGCTGCGGTTGGGTCAGTGCTTTTTATACCAACTACTCTGCCAAATTTCCCGCCCCATGTTGAGCCTCCATCCAATATGTCGCCTACCTGAATATCGCCACTACTATCGTAAAGGCTTGTCTGTGTTATTGTTACTGACGTTCCTAGCTGAGTCCATGATACTGCGGTTGGTTCCGTATCTGCGGCATCGCCTGACGTATAAAAATCTGCCGTATTTGCCGATATATCGTAAGTAACTCTAATCCAGTGCGCGGAACCATTAGCAAAACTGTAGCTTGCATTCGACGCGCCATCTGCAACGGTAGCGACCGTCCCATCACTAGTTGTAACTAGGTACAGCTTGTCTGCGCCTGACTCAGTAGCAAAAGCCCAACAAAATTCCCCTACGGAAGTGAACTGCCCCGCAATGTATTGCCTACCTGTTGAACCCCAATCAGCCAGCGCACCATAACCGATAACTGTAAAGTCCCCTGTAAAACTGTTAGCGGCTGAGTCAGGCGTGGATAGGTAATCTGCGTATGTCACCTTCACCATGTGGCTCTCAAGCGTAATCAAATTAGCCGCTGTACCCACAACCGTATCAAGGTCGTAGGATGCTCCACCCGTACCTGAGTTCGTCCACTCTGTGACGGGAAACGTGCCTACAATGTCGTCTGCCGTATATCGGGCAAGGGCTGTGGCTAGTAGTGTATCTATAGGAGTGGTAGGTGTGCCGCCACCACCGAACCCAAGCATCTGATAACCAAAACTCATTAGGCATCGTTCCCTGCGTCAGTGGTGAAAAACAGTTTTATCCCTATAAGCCTCGCGTCCTCCGCCATAGTATCGCTGCCGTTTGATACAGCCCTGAATATCCTGAAATAGCACATATCCTCAGCCGCTGGCGTACCGGCTATGGTGATAGCGCCAGACTCGCCCGTTACAAGCATGTCATTTGCTGCCGAGATATTGTTGTCAATGACCACAACAGCAGTACCGTAGGTCGCGCCTATCGTGCCGTCGTTACTAACCGCTACACCTTGTAGACTCCATGCCACACCATCGGTATCAGTAGCCGTAGAAGTCCAGAAGGCTTGGAAGGCTACTGTGCCCTCATTCCAGCTCTTTGGAAACGCCACTTGGAACTGTGCGTATTCGGCAGAAGTCCCGTCAAAGTCCAGCACGTTCATATCTGGTTGCCCAGCCCCTGTCGCAGCCTGTGCTATCGCCGCACAGCCGTTAGACACCGTGGGCAGCATAGCCGCTACTGGAACGAATATAGTTGATTTGCCTATGTTGCCGGATGCCAGCCCTGTACAAGTGCCTGAGCTGCCGCTGGCGTTGCCTGTGACGTTGCCAGTTAGCGGCCCTGCAAAATTTGTAGCGGCTGTAATCACCCCGCCATCAATGGCGCTCGACCCGACATCGACAGCGCCAAAACCTGACGTAATCGAACCTGAGTCCAGCGCTCCTACAGTGACCAAATTGGCTGCACTCGTGATGGATGCTTGTGTTCCGCCTGTGACCGTTGCTGCGGTGCCACTGGCGTTGCCTGTTACGTTACCTGTTAAATCTCCAGCAAAATTTGTATCAGCAGTAATTACACCACCGTCAATGGCGCTACTGCCGACGTCAATAGACCCAAATCCCGACGTTATAGAGCCTGAGTCCAGTGCTCCAACCGTGACGGCGTTAGCCAGCGTGGTAATTGCTGCCTGAGTCGCGCCTGTGACTGTTGCTGCCGTGCCAGAAGTGTTACCTGTGACATTACCTGTAATATTCCCTGCGAAGTTTGTATCCGCTGTGATCACACCGCCGTCGATAGCACTGGAGCCGACATCAATAGACCCAAAACCTGACGTAATTGACCCTGAGTCCAATGCGCCTACAGTAACAAGATTTGCCGCACTTGTTATACTGGCCTGCGTCCCGCCCGTTACAGTGGCTGCCGTGCCGCTGGTGTTTCCAGTAACATTACCTGTTAAATTTCCAGCAAAATTTGTATCCGCTGTAATCACGCCACCGTCGATAGCACTGGAGCCTACGTCAATAGATCCGAAGCCGCTCGTGATCGAACCTGAGTCCAATGCGCCCACTGTGACCGCGTTAGCGAGAGTGGTGATTGCTGCCTGTGTAGCCCCTGTTACGGTTGCGGCTGTCCCTGATGCGTTACCTGTCAGGTTGCCTACAAACACTGTGCTGGTGATAGATGTCGCGCCTGTGACCACACCCGCATCGACGCTGATCGTGCCGTCCAGAACGATAGCTGATCCGGCTACGGGTGTCAGTGCGAGGTTGCCCACGGTGGTCACAATAGCGTCACCGTTGGTGATCTCCAGATTCGTGCCGCCTGTGGTGTTGCCCAGCGCCAGCACCTCAGTCAGTGAGTTCACTGTGCCTACCTGCGCGTCTACATACGCCTTGATCGACTGCTGCGTGGCAAGCTGTGTGGCACTGTTTGTACCCATCGCGTCTTCATCGAGTATACCTGTGACCGTCGCGCCTGTGGCAAGTGTCAGGGACGTAGACAAGGTAGTAGCCGGTGTGACCACCACCGAGGTGCTGATGTCGATGACTGTGGTGAGCGTGCCCGCCTGCATGGTCTTGACGAGCAGCGTGCCGTCTTCTGTGGCGTCTGTCACGTCGTCTATCTGGGCCTCGATAGAGGCGAAGGTGGTCTGTGTACCCCCGTCGTCCTCACCGTCGAAGTAGACCGCGCCTATAAAGTCCGCGTCTGCTGGCGAGGCTGAGTTCCTGTGCAGCTTGAGGATAGGGCCAATAGTAGCGTCTGCCACTGCGCTGATCACCGTGGCGACCTCCGAGGCGTAGTCCATGACCTGCACACCCGCGAGGGCTATGCCGACGTTCCCCGTGGCGATGTAGTATATACCTGTGGATAGCTCATCGGTGAAGGCGTAGCCGGGTAGACTGACGGTGCCTGCGAACCCTTCCAGACCTGCGAGCATCGCGCCACTACCTGACCGGGAGAGGCTGTCTGTCATCTCCGTGGCAAGGTCTGTCAGCGTGTTATTCGCCCATGTCGCTGAGATCGTCGTACCCGAGCTAACCGGGTTCCCCGATGCTAAACTATAATTACCTGACGCGTCGCGTGCCATGTTTAAACGCTCCTATTCTCTGCTGTACGTCTGTTCGTTGCCCGCCTGTACCATTGTCGCGGGGACTACGACGCCTATTGTTTGATTCTGCGCGTCCTTCAACATAGACGTAAGCATGTTCTTCATATCTACCTCAGAAGCGGGTTTAAACTTCTTGACCGCCTCCTCGAATCTGCCCGCGTCACCTATCATGGTGTCGAGCGCCTTCGTAATCTGTGGATCGCCCACTTTCAATACTGCTTCTTTGAACCAATCTCGCGTCGTGCCTGAGAGCAGTAATGAGTTACCCGGTAAGAATTTTAGCATAGCTGTGGCGACAAGTGCCGAGGCTATTTTGTCATGCCTTGAGAAGTCATGCTTGATCGGTGACGCGCCCCTACGCATAGCGGTGCCTTCAGTCAGGTCAAGCACATCAGCTATCACATCCAGTTCAGGCCCGGACATGATGCCGTCTGCTTCCAGTGTCCCGCGCATTTTTTTGAACTGCGCCACTGTAGCAGGGTTGATCGTGCCCTCTGTCCTGCTGATGCCTTCAAGGAACTGCTGCCCTATAAGTGACTTCAGGTTTGCCCTGTCCTTGGGTGTCTTACCCACGTCGTTGATGAGTCGTTTCATCATGTCAGGGCCATTCTCGTCGTTGAGTATCTTCGTGATCGACTTCTGAGGCTTGTCCGCGAAGTCTCCGAGGACGCTGGCGTACAGCGCCTTCGTGCCCTTCGTGGCTTTTGCATTAGCGGCCTTTCTGGCCTGCTTCAGCGTGCCCGCCATGTCTTTCTGCGCGGTTGCCTCGACCTTGTGTATGTCTTTTGTGGCTTTTACCTGCGTATCAAGTCTTTTATTCGCTCTTTGTAACGTGTGTACTTGATCGCGAAGGTCAGGAAAGGCTGACAATAACTCGTCGTGTTTGTTGATGAACGCATCCAGCCTGCCTAAACCTTCTTCGCGGGTAGCAAGGCTCATCATGGTCTGTTTAAACGTCTTGATGACCGCTGGTGAGCCTGATTGCTTGATCTCTGCTGCTGTAACAGCACCTTTTTCAAGGTTCTCACCCATGTTAGCCATTAACAGCCTACCATCGGTGGTTTTTCTACGTGCGTCACCTACGCTACCGGGTTCAAATTTGTCTTTGTGTTTTTTAGTCGCGGCTTGCCCCGCTTTGTACATACCGCCTGCGGCACTATCTTGAAGAAACTTCTCCAATTTTTTGTTTATCTGTACCATCTCGCGTGTATACGTCTTAGCCGCGTCGATGTTGGTCAACTTACCTTTTATGAGGTCTATCACACCCTGCACCTCGTTAGGGTGCTCCCCTGTAGCGGGGTTCATGTCATCCAGCAGTTTTAGCTCGTTTGCGAAATGTTTTTCTATACCCTTGCGCTTGGCACTATTCATTTTAGCCAGTTCAGCGCGCACCATCGGCACGATGTTAGCCACATCAATAGGGGGTAGGTTGGGGTCATTAAATGGTGCCCACACCGGGCGGACATTCCTTACGTCGTCGGCCTTTTCCGTAAGGGCATACGTGTTAGACAACTTCTCACTTGCCGCTGATGGAGGTGTGAAGTTACCTCCGGTGTTTATCGCGTCGGCGTTTAAACGCTCCGCGTCCATGAGGTCAGACGTTGCGCCTTCCACTTTAGCGCGTGATTGGGTTAATCCTGCGGCTGCCTGTCGCTCTGCGCCCGCTATGCTCTCGTCACGCAGCCCCCTACGTTCTTGTATCTTCCCTGCAAGTACATCACGGCCTACCTGTCCGGGCTGGTCGGGGTTCACATACGCATGGTCATCAAACTGGTCGCCTATGCGCTGCTCCATCTGGGCGTTGCGCTGCTCCTGTGCGACGTTGAGCTTGTTACCTGCTGACGTACCCGCTTGCGCCATAGCCTCTACGTTGTAGATGCCCCTGTCCTTACACAAGTCGGCAAACGTACCTTTCTCGCCGTTCTCAAGCGCCTTTAGAAAGTTAGCTTTCGCCTTCTCCGGGTCGTCAGCGTGGAGCATTATCGCTTGAAGGGCGTCCTCTATGTCCATGTCGCTTAAATGGTTAGGGTCGCCTTTGAAATACTTGTTGAATAACTGTTTACCTCTGTCCAACGTAGCGCGTGAGGCTACACCGCTCGTGAGGGCGCCAATCATCTCACCTGTCTCGCCGCCTACCTGCTCACCTACCGCTGCGCCACCGCCTATCTTGGCTATGTTCTTGGCTGTCTGTTTTAAGCCTCCAAGGCCACCGCCAGTGACTACCGGCATTATGTATTCGCTGGCTGTCTTCGTCATATCGAGCAGTGCGTTATCGCCCCGGCGTATTTTCTCTTTACCCCACTCGTCTAACCCGGTGTCTTTAGCGAACTTCTCTCGCGCTATGTCCCCTTTGTCCGGGGGCGCAAAAGGGTTTATCTGATCCATCACACTACGATCTTCCACACCCCATGACTCGGGGGCTAACTGGTCAACTGACGCGCGGGCTATGTCGTATATGTCCGCGAAGCCTTCAGCGGCGTACCCACCCCCTCTGACAACCGAGCGCCCGACCTCGGCTGCGACTTCACCTTTAGTGGCTTCGTCGTAGCTCATTTTGTGGCTTGCTATCTTCTCTTTTAGTTCCTCCACGCGTAGCTTTTTGCGGAGGAGAGCTATTCTAGCTTCCTTTTTTTGGCGTTCTTCGGGCGTCATCTAGTCTGTCCGGGTGTCGTAGTTATTTGTGGCGCTGTCCCGGTTGATTTCCTCTTGTAGTTGTTTTAGTTCCGCCTCCATAGATGCTTTATCTGTTTCAGGTTCACCTTGGTAGTCTTTCTCTGCGTCGTCTACAATCTCATACAGTATTTTTTCGATGGCGTCGATTTCTTCTTTGCTTCGTACACCTACTGCGCGCGCTTCGCCTATTATTTTAGGTATCACGGCATTTTTATATGTGCTTATCATCGCGGGGACACTGTTGTTCAAACCCCCAACTGCGCCGAAGGCTTCCTGAACATCCCTATTAGAAGGTATGCCCAGCATCTGAAGTAGCGGCCCTGCTGCTACGAAGTTTAAACGCTTAATACCGCTTTGAATTTTATTGACCTCGTTATAAAACTTACTATCTTCACCCGCGAATTGTTGCTCACCTATGTGTCTCTGAGGGTCGAAACGCCCTGTAGCCGCGTTGAGTATTTCTTTACCCGCGCCGAAGACCTCACGCATGGTGTTTACAAACGGGTCTATGTTGACATCCGTAAGTAACTTGTCGTGTTCAAACTTTTTAGCCGCCGCAGAGCTACCCCCTCTGGCATCATCCACCCACTTGCGGAAGTCTTTAGGAGGTACAGTGCCTTTGTACAACTCAGGGCCTTTACCTTCATCAACCCACGTCTGTCCTTCTCTATCTTGCCACACACCCATCGGCTTAGAAATGTCGTCAGGGTTATGCACTTGCTGATACGTCTTCTGTTTAGCCGCTTCATCCTGCCTGTCTTGTTGCATGAGTATTGCATGTTCTTGTTGGTCTTCTTGCAGTCCTGCCGTGGCCCCCTGTTGGTCTTCCTGTAGAGATACACGTTCTCCCGCGAGAGTGCTGCTCGAATTAATCGCGTCTATTGATTTAGTCAGTGCCGTCTGACCTTTCATCGCGTGCTCGCGCATACGCTGTTCTTTTTGCGCGGCGCGTGCTTGAGTCAAGCGCCCGAACTCCGACTCTGTAGCCTCAGAGATTTTCTTTTTCTTGGTAAACATGTTCATCAAAGCGGCAGCGGGAGCGAAGATAAGGCCATCACCTTGCCACTTATTTTTCTCGTACTGCTCTTTGCCGTAGCGCGCTGCGGCTGTTTTATCTAACTCAGCGTTTGCCGCCCGCGCCTTATCCGATATAGGTATGTAAGGGTTGTTAGCTGTCTGATTACCTTTGGCCTGCTCGATACTGGCGAGTCGCGCCGCTTCTCGTTGCTCCGATAGCTTTTGCGCCTCCGCTTGACGTATCTCCTCCTGACGCTTCTTTTCCTCGTCGCTATCCGCGCGTAACTGTGGCATTAACATTGTTTAAACCCCCCGCCTTACCGGGACGCACTCTACGTCAATCAGGTCGTAGAAGACCCCGAGCATACCGTTTATGCCTTCAGCTACCGCATGACCAAGGCCCATAGCCAACAAGTCTTGAGCCATCGCACCGCTGTACACCTGTCCAGTATCATCGTCGCTATACCTGAACGTGTAAGTTGGAATACCAGACGGAGAAGTGCCTCTACGCTGTATATCGTGCTTCAAGCGTCGGTCACTTGCTTTCATACCCGCACCCGCAGCGCCCATGAAGGCGTTAAACATGCCTGCACCTGTACTGTAGCCCTGCTGGTCGAAGTTACCCTGCGCCTGTGCTGCTGCAAGTAGCTGCGGAGCCTGTGCTGCGCCTGCACCCATAAACTGCGGCATCTGAGGCGTACCGACCTGCTGCCCGGTCATAAGCGCGTTCATCTCGTTGATGGACATACCTCTGCGCTGGGCTTCTTCTGCAATCGCCTGCTGTCTGAGCGTGTTCTGGTAGTTCGCGGCTTGCATCTGCTGATTAAAGCCCTGCCCGCCCATCGCCAACTGCTCTTTCATCAACTGGTTACGCTGCTGATCCTGATAGTTCGCTGTCTGCATCTGGCGGTTAAACGCCGCATCTTGAGCGCTGCCCTGCTGCTGCTGTAGTGCCTGCATCTCACCGAACTGTTGCCCACGCAGTGCATTGGCCTGCTGTGCTGCTTGCGCCTGCTGACCGAATCGCTGGGCACCTATACCCAACTGCTGCTGTAGTGCCTGTTGTGCCGCCTGATTAGCGAACTGGCCTTGCTGGTTGATCTCACCCGCCTGCTGGCCCCTTCGCGCCATCTCACGTTGAAACTGGTTCTGTTGCTCCTGTCCGCCATAGCGTACAGAGTCCGCTGAGATACGCCCACGCGCCTCACTCTGCTGGTTACGCAGATCACGGATGCCCCGGTCATACGCCTCCGTGCCGGGTGTTAAACCCCGGTTGCGGAGTTGTACTTCCATGCTCTCCATCGCCCGCTCTTGTTCCGGGCGCAGGAGTGACATATTCCTATCGTATTGGGTCTGTGCAAAGTCAGGGTTATACGCCCCGGCTGCGTTGACATCGTTTAAATCGGCATAGTTAAGACCGCGCTGGATGTTCTCCTGCCCAAGTCCCTGCGCCTGTGGGCCTTGCTGCCACGAGTTTAACTCGTTGTACTGCTGTGCACCTTCAGGGAGCGCCTGTTGTGCGGGGTTGGGGTTGGGTAGCGAACCCATCTGCGTAAGCCCCTGACCATAAAAGTCAGGCACGTCAGGTGCTGACGCGGGATCAGGCATGTTATTCCAATCAAACTGCTGGGCCGTCTCACCTGCGGCCCTGCCTATCAAGTTTTGCGCTAGACCAGAGCGCCCCTGCTGTACCGCTATTTGTGAGTCAAGCGCCCGCTGTATCTGTGGGTTGAGTGCCTCTGTTTGGTGCCATTGAGTAACCGCTTTGTTTGTAGATGGGTCAACCCTGCTTTTAGTGCTCCACGACGTAGACCCCCACGGCGTAATTTGCTCAGGTCGATTAGCCCACGTTTGCTGACGAACAATCTCCTTGCCCGCTTCTGCTTCTTCTACCGCTGCACCTGTATAGTCTGGTGCGTCTGGTGCGTCTTTTTTACCCATGTGCTGTGTCCTCTACTGCTGGTTGATCTATCCAGCGGCATTTCTCTTTTCTCATGGCGGTCAATATGTAATCGACCCCCTTCTTGTAGCCGTCAGGTACGCGGCCTATGTCTTCAAATCCTATATGGCGTATAAACTTCAACGCCTGCTTATTGTCTTCAGGCGTGATACCTATCACCACCTCACGCCCTGATTCTTCACTGAACGCGAACTTAAAAACCTCTTCTGCAAACCCGTTTTTCAATACGAACGGGTTGTCTATAAATATGTGTATCTGGCACGAGTTAAACGACCATGTGTCCAGTACGCACGCGGCTACCAGTTTACCCGTTTCGTCCTGCGCTACAATACCCCGTGTGTCCTCACACTTACGAGGTCGGGCTTTAGCGGGGATCATCTCCCAGTGCCACGGCAGGATGGGGACGAAGTAAAACACTACAGAAGCCCCCCTGTGTCGTAGACAATATCGAAGGCAAGTAACGTGGTAATATCACCTGTACGCCCGCGAATGTTCACCGCGCAGTGACGCCCCATTCCTGCGCCGCCTTTAAGGTCTTCAGACACGCGGAGCGCACCACCCCAGATAGTGCTGCCCCATAAATCTGTATTCCAAGTGCCTACCACATCGGCACCCAGCGTAGGGGGTTCAGAGATGGCGCTGAGATCATAGTTATAATACGCCCGGACATTTATACCGGGTTCAGCCCCGTCAGAGGAGAATATAGGTCTGATGAAATGCAGGCGTTTATACGCCGCAGAGGAACCAAAATCCTGATACGCCGTCAGTAGCTGCCAATCTATTGCTACCGCCTCACCATCTGTCGCTGTGTTAAGGTAGACCTGATCTATGTTCCCTGACTTCTTAAATACTTTAAGTTGGACGTTATCCGTCCAGTACACCTCACCCTGCCAGTTGGTGGTATTAGCGATAGGCAGGTCACGTACAATACCCCACGATCCTCGCCCGAGGTACATCTGGAAATTCTGCTGCTGCGTGTTATCTGACCGCGCTGGCGTGTTGATTGTGAGCAGGTTCTCTGTCATATCGACGTGGACATCCCACCCGAAAGTAGTCAGTTCATTGTCCAGCACCTCGCGTATGTACGGCGAAATCTTATGCGTGATCGACGCATCCTCGCCTGTCATGCCTTGCGTCAGGCGGGAGAGGGCCATAAGCCCTTGTCTGGACAGTATAAACAGGTCGCCAGCGTGTTCTGTGGCAATACGTCTGCCCGCAGGCACCGCGCCCACGTACCACGTACCCTGTAACTCGAAAGACGACACCGCTGCCGGGTCAGTACCTGTGTATACACAGACATCACCGCCACCTGATATAGCCACCAGCTTATCGTCGATACCGTCGCCCGCGTCGAGCGTCCAGTTGTGTATCGCCCTGAGTGCGCCGCCGAACCTGAACTGGTCAGCGAAGTTAAATTCTATGGCTGCGCCGTAAGCGGCACCGGGGGCGAGATACCACGCTGAACTCTTACCCGCTTCAATGAACCAAACACGCTTCTTCCAGATCGTGACAAAATCAAAGTTCACAGGGTCTACATTATCTATCTGCGTAGCGCCTGCGCCCGTTGCGATCTTAGCCCATGTGTCAGTGCTGCGTGTCCACGTATAGTATCCGTTAGCGCCGTCGCACAGGAGTAGCAGTTCTTCATCGCCATCGGTGCTGAACTGCACGTAGGAGACTATGCCTGCGTTACCCGTGGTCGTGGCAAACGTAACATCCTGCGTTGGTGACGTTTCACCGTCAGTGGTGACATCCCATATACCCGTAGTGTTACATACCCATAACCTGTCGTTAGATGAATCCTGCCCCTCGAAAGCCACAATACTACGGGCAAAAGTGCCTGTCCAGCCGTTTGCATATTCTACAGACCCTTTGCGAACCTCCATGCCTGAGTCTTTAGGGAGCATGTTATACGAGTAAATACACTCCAGAGGACTCATAGCCGCGAGCGCCGCTGTAGCATTTATACCGTCGATAGGTGCAGGAATAGTGCCGGGTTGAGAACGCTGGCGTCCACCCCTGTAGCGATCAACCCGTTGAGCCATGCCCACGGTTAGGTGCCAAAGCCAGTATCAGGCGTATTACGGAACCCGTCAAGGTAGTACCCGCCAAACCTGTTTTTACCTACTGTAAGTATACCGCCTGAGTTGTCTTTACCTATTTCAGAGTCAAGCGCCATATTGTATTCGTTAGTCGCCTTCTGCGTATCGAATCCTTTAGCGTCGAGAAACTTCACCTTGAGCAATCGTGTGACGACATGGATAGGCAACACCACCACGTCAGCGTGGACTGTTGCCACGTCAGAATAAGTGGTCGCACCGTCGTCAGCGATGAGGTTACGCGAGACATACTCGAAGTTAATATCGAGCGCATCAGGCATCGGCGTTGATGGATACACATAGAACTTATCTTGATCGAACCGGAAGGAAGCGTAAATCGTGGAACCAACCAAGTCTCGACCCAGTAGGTAAGTCCATGCTTGGGGTGCCAATGGCCCGATCAGAGGGACATTTGAACTACGCTCCCATCCGGTCTGTGGGATCATGTAAGCGAAGTCGTCAGGTAAATCCAGCGGCCCGCTCTCACTCGTTCCCGTCGTATATTGAAACTCACGGATTAAACGCTGCCACGGGTGCAGCAGCATGAGTTCCTGTAGTGTAGTCGTTAGTAGCGTGCGTAGCTGTATAATCGCGTCATCAGAGGAAGCGAACACATCGGAAGTCTCACGCAGCCCAACTTCAACAGCTACACGATTAACGATGTCTCCGCATGTCTGATACCGCGTTATCGCCATTTAGCTCGCTACTGACCTCCGTTTGCCTTTCGGCTTTGGTTTCACCTCCGCAGCTTCAAGGTCAAATTCCTCGTCAGGCGGGGGTAGGTCGTCAGGCAGGGGCTGTTCTTCAGGTACGAAGCCCATAGGCTCTTGTTCCTGAGTAGGTACTGCTGGCGGTGTGCCAATAGGCGTCTGCGGCACTGCTATAGGCTGCCCCGCCTGTGCGCGTAGCGCGCCCATCTCCTGTACAAGCTGGTCGATCTGCAACTGCTGGGCTGCGAGCTGTTCGTCACGCTGAGTAAGCTCGGCCTGCATTTGCACCAAGGGTGCGCCGCCTTTGGCCTGCTCCAGATATCTCCGGGCAAGTTCACGTAAGCGGTTAGCACCCATGAATTTTTGTAGTATGGTGTCAGACAGGTTGGCTAACTGCTCCAACGTGGTGACATTGAAATATGCCAGTTCCTGAATCTGGCCTTTACTCAGCGGGGGCCACTCCTTGAGAGGCGTGCCATCCACTTTCTGATCTTTGTTCTCTTTAAACAGCGCGTACTCACGCGCAAATTTCTGGTTGTCTGACTTCTCGTCAAACCCCAATCGGATGGGTCTGTCGATAAGGGAGTTTTTGTCCCCCGGCACCATGATCTGAACAAACTCTACGTCTTTGTACACCGCACGACCGTGCTGGGTAGACGCGGCATCATCAAGTACCGAGTTCATGTAAAATTTCACGTACAGCCCATGATTGAGCTGACCAGCCCCCACATGCTCAGGGCCTAAAGCTATATCATTAAGACTCTCATCTAAGTCAAACTCAGACATATAAAATACTCCTACTGTATTTGTGTAAGGAAAAGGGGGCTTGCGCCCCCATTAACCTGTTAGTCCGCAATATTATCAGTGTGCGGATAGTTTATATCCAATTCGATCAACCCAGTGCTTGGTGTGTCCACCGCACTGACTGAAAGACAATTATGGATACGATCACCAGCGACAACAGCATCGTCGATAGTACCGGCAGTTGCCGTAAGGTACTGCGCCGCGTTGTCAGCGTTAGAAGCCGCTCCCAACCCAACCGCACAGCCCTTGATCTGAAACCACCCGTACTCGTCGGCTACCGTAGCCGCCATTGCGAAACCAATCGCGCCAGCGTCATCAGCAACAGCCAATTTCACGGTGTATGTGTCTGCTTCAATCTTTACACACTCACCTACTGCTACAGAGGCAAGCCCTGTGCAGTAAATAAATACACCGTCGCCATAAGCTGTTGATGCCGTATCACGGGCATAAGCTATTTCACCTAGCTCATGCTTCTGGGTGGTACTATTCTCGTCAATCGCTTGACCACCAATAATACCGTTCAAACGTTTAAAATCACTCATGTATACGCCCTCCTACAGACGTTTAGCTTAACCCTGCTGTTACGCGGAGTCTATCAAGCGTCCTTGGTAGCGTGCCCCTGAGCAAGTCATATTGCCCGCCCACGCCAGAATCTGAACTTCAGCATCCTGATTCGTCGCATAACGACGATTTGGGGACAGTGGCACCATATTACGCTTGGAGTGTGGTCGCCAGTGCAGGTAGTCACAGTTGAGAAAATATGCAGTCCGGGTAGTAGCGTTACCGCCAATACCTCCATCCAGACATACATCCGTACCCATGTACTTGATTGAAGGAAAACCGGAGTCTCCGACTTCAGCACTATGGAAGCGTTGCTGCGCTTGCAGCGTATCCATGTAGAGTGTCCACATGGCGTTATCCATAATAATCAAGTTGGGTCTATCGCTACCCCGTGTCAGTGCTGCCCACATAGTGTTCATAGCTGATTGGAGTGTAGTTGACGAATAGTCCGCAGTTGTTGAGGTGGTTCGCCAGAAAGTCCACGTAGCGCGGTTGATACCGCCATAGGTGCCCGTCGTAGCTGTAACGGGTACAGCGAGGTCAAGACCTGTGATCTCTTTACCGCCAGAGCCTGTACCGTCAGAGTACATGCCTTCGCAGATGAGATTTGTCAGTGTGGATTCGGCAACGCTCAGGCGACTTTCGAGCAGGTCGATCATTTGCTCTTTACCTGAGTTCTGGAGTAGCTCCAGCCCGGAGACGATACAAGGTACAGCGGCCTGCTTGATATCAAATTCAGCGGCGCTTAACACGTCACTGGCAGAGATAGGAAGCTGGTCGTACCCGGAATAGAAACCGGAGTTGCCGTTTTCGGCGAAACTCAACTCCTGATATATCTTGTGCCCGCCAGAGAAGGTTTTAACCTTGCCCGACATAGACAATTTCTTGAGCAGAACATTGTTGTCAGTCACATTGTCTGCGATCTTTTTAGATCGGTTTTCAATGGTCGTGGCAAGAATATCGCTCACGTTTGGGAATGACATTAGCCAATCCTCCTAGTTAGAGTTTCAGTTTTTAACCTGAGCATTAACAACGGTCAGCCTTACCTGTGGGCGTTGCAACGACTCTAATTCCGGGGGTTTACCTCGTCTGGACTCCGTGGGCTTGCGCTCGTCTGTCCTCCGTGGGGCTAATCTCGTAATTTGGTCTACTTTTCGTGCATAGGGTTCACATATTAAACGTCTTCCCATGCTTGTTCAAGTGCCCCTCGCATTGACGTAGGCGCGGGGGCTTGTGCGGCTACGCTTGAATTTTGTGGTACTGACCGTCCTGCGGCCTGTGCCGAGCCTACGGCGTCCTGATTTCTGCGGCTGTTATTCCTGTTCTGGATGATCTTCAAAATGTCCGGGCGTGTAGACAGGGCGCGTCTGTACGCCTCGTCCATCGTCAGCGTCTCCCCCTGCTGCACGGCGACATCAAAGAAGCGTGCCATATCGCGCCGCACGTCTTCACCAAATTCATGCGTCTTGATGAACTGCTCCGCGTCGTTGTTTAAACGCTGCTGCTCTGCGTTGGTCTGCGCCTGATACTGCTGCTGTTGATTATTTATCCACTGCTGTTGCTGCGCCAGTTGTTCACGTAGCTGCGCCACCTCCGGGTCATTAGATTGCGGTTGGATATTGCCCACAAGAAGATCGTCTAAGGCACTGATATCTATACCATAATCTTCGATGAGCGTAGCAACTGTCTCCGCTTTCTGCTGAACTGTGCCTCCCTGTAACACCGCTGCCGTACCCAGCACGGCGTTTATGCCTGTCATGGCATCCACGCCTTGCGCTTGGAACAACTGCTGGTATGGTTGGGTCAGCCGTTGGAACTCCGTCTGGTGCTGGCGTGCGGTGCCTGTGTCGTTCAGCGCCGTGCGGATCTCAGCCTCACGCTTGTCGATGTGCTTCTGCACCTCTGGAGGTATGCTTTTCCACGCCTCTCGCGCTTCAGGCGACCATGACGCCGGGGCTGTAAGCGCCGCAGGCTCTTCCGTAGTTCCCTCGGGTGGAGCGTCCCCCGTACTTGGGGTTGTGGTGGTTGATTCGGGAGCCGACTCCACCGAGGGTTTTGCTTCAGGCGCGGGACTAGCTGCCGCTTCCGCCGCCTCTGACTCGTCGAAGGCCGCTGAAAGCGCGTCCTCCATCTCATTACCTGATTCTTCGCCTTCCTCGTCGTCTACTACTTCCGCTGCTATTTCACTCATCATATACGGGCCTCCTACTGTACCCTGACGAACTTGCTCGCTCAAATGCGTCCAACAATGCGGGTATGCGTGTTGGGTCTTTCTTTGGCTTTGTTACCTCGTTTGCCCTGTTTAACTCCCGGCGTGTCTGCGTTCTGAGGCTATCAAGGTCATTTGTCATGCCTGTGCGGTTCTCGTAGGCCCTCATAGCGTCCCGTGAGGCGATTCTCGTCCCATCGGGTGCTATGACCTCCTGAAACACAGAAACACCGTGAGAACGAATAGGCGGCTCATCTGCGCCCACAGGTTGCCCGGTTTTGATGTCAATTTCGACTAACCGCCCTTCGATCTGTCGCCACCGTCTGCGTGTCATTTTTTAATGCTTCCTACTGACTCTACTAGACCACCACCAAAATAAAACAGCACGATAGTGGTCATAATCCAACCAATTTTAAACTCTGCCATGATGCTAACAACTTCGGCGGTGTCGCCTACGCCCATCAGCGTCATAATCAATACAATAAAAAAGCACGCAAGAAACGTGCAGGTAAACAGCAACGCGATGTACCGCTGCGCGAGTTTAAACGGCGCGTATGCTTTCATCAGGTCTATCTTAGCTTTAGCTTTCGACTCGCGCTTTTCTTCCTCTGACTCGAACGCATCGTCGATCAGTTCAAGCCCCTTAGCCAGAACGTCACCCGAACCTAGAATTTTAGCTATAATACCCACTAAGGCTTTATCACTCCTGTCATGTTGACCCCCGCAATACCAAACAGCCCGACGATGATAAGTATGCCCGCCCATATTGCATACTTACCGTTCGCGGACGTCAAAAAACCCCCATTAGTCTTAACCGCAGCTAACGACTGCCTTACGTTGGGTATCTTCGCAACCTTTACCTCAAGATCGCGGTGGTCTTCGCGTATCTGCGTAATTAAGTCAAACTGTGTTTTGTCGTTGTCCGCAATCTGGCGCACAGACGTTTCAAGCGCCGAAATTCGTGCAGGTATTGGCGTGAGCACTTTACCTATCTCGTCAGCTTTCTGCGCGGTCAACGCAACCGACATTTTCACGTCAGCCATGAATTGCTGATCTTGTTGTCGGTGCTGTGCAAGTCGTTCCGTAACTCGTATCATTAAATCTGCATTAGCCTCTTTCATCGCCGCTATTAATTCAACGTATCCACTACACCTGTCGTTGCTACCCATGTCACTCATTCAACTCCCCAATAACGTCAGCCAATTCGTGCGCCCTTTCTGGCGTCTGCTCTGCCCACTGTGAGTCTAACATTTCCATCTGTGCCAACATGTAGTTACCCGCTTCCAGCGCGGCCCACATTTTCTTGAATTTGTTTACGCCTGCGACACCCAGTTGAAAGGCCATTTCGGCTGTTACTTCTACCACTTCGTCAAGCACTTCTATCTCAGCATCAGAGTAAAAATTAGGGTCTAAGCACGCTGGGTGCTGTGTCTTCAATTCGCGCATAATCTGCAACAGGCGCTCGTTGACGATGCGCTTGGATTCTTCCTCACTGATCCACGTCAGCCCGTGCCCGAATGTCCAGTTGCCCAGATGATCCTGATAAGGTTTAGCTCTGAAGCCTTCATGCAGACAGACGCGCTCGACGAGATCACTCATTGGAACTTTGCGTCGGGTTTAAACGCGCTCGCGCCTGTTCCCGCTTGATAAATTCTTCAGTCTCTTTCTCTTCTTCGACCATATTCAGTTCAGCTTGAGCCTGCTCCTTACGGATATTATTATTATTTTCCGTCTGGAGTTCCTGCTGTCTTATCTGCGCTTCAAGTTGTATGTGCTGCTGTTCGTACTGCCATTTCTGTTGCTCGAACTGTTGCGTGAGTTGTAGCTTTTGCATTTCAAACTGCTGTTTAGCTTGTTCCGTTTGAGCCTTGATTTCAGCGTCAGACGGCTTATCGTTTTCGCCCTGTTGCCCGGCGCTCTGAAGCGTCTTGATAGCCTGATCGAGAACTCCTTCAACCTCATTGCTGCCCTTGAACCCCGCAAGCCCCCACTTGAGCATTTCCAGAAGTACAGGCGTTGCAGTTGGTTCCAACTCAACAAGAGGCGCAGCCGACTGTAAGAACGTAGCCAGTGCCGTGATGTAACTCGTCCTTTCCTCTTTAAGCTGTGCATAGTCCACCATCGCTACTGATTCGGCTTTAACCTCAATGCGCCATATCAAGTCGGCGCGATTCTTCATAATGTCGATAGCAGGCTGAATTAACTCCTGCTCTGCGGTCATCGCCATTGCGTTAGACTGCTTGACGATTGACTCAGGCTGGAAGTGTTTAGACACTATCTCAGCACGCAGACGGATCAAGTCAGTCGCGTACTGGGCAAACTCGTCCTGCATGGACTGTACGTTGATCGACGCGAACCGCGCCTCTAGCGCACGCTCTGTCGCGGACGCTGCACCACCTGCCTGCTTACCGCCACGCATGATGTCAGACATACCACTGATCTCGAACAGGAGCGCCTTAGCGTCGTCCCTGCGCCCGACCAATATCATCATAGTCTCAGCGACCTCTTTAATAGGCAGCCAATCAATCGCGCCCTGCAAGCCGCCCTTCTCGCCAAACATCGCCCAGTTGTCCACCGGGATCAGGTCATTCTCCACGCCCTCCAGCATGAGCGACTTAACGCCCTCGCTAGATTGGTCATAGACTCCAACGACCTTAATCGCCTCAGTAATCTTGGCTATACGTGTCTCAAGGTTTGTTATCTCAAGGTACAAATCTTCAGACATCTTGTAGTCTGACTTGGGCATGAACGCCGTAGTGGTTACGTTAGCAACCATCGGTTGTGGTATTGGGAAGAACCCCGTCAACTGTAGTGGGTCGTTCTGCTCGTCAAGAATCTTACTATACCCTTTGCAGAACCAATAAACCTTCTTGTCTTCTTTCGCCCATATCTCCCACACCTCACCACGCATCCAAGCGTCTTGCTTTGGATCATCAGAGTCGATGTCCTCCTCACCGTCGTCCAAGGCGGTCTTCTCTAAGGGAATATGCTTCGCTATGTCTTCGCCAAAGCGCTCGGTGAGCTGATCCTTTGTCATAAGCGTGCGGAAGGCTACCCATCGAACCTCTTGCCATGTCCTCGCTGGTGCCCATACAAAATCGCGCCAGTGGACATAATCTATTGGTGCTCTCTCGTCGGTGATCTGTTCTTCTGTACGGGCAGGCTCTAGCTCTAGGCCCGTCAACTGATCTGTTACGGATGCGATCTCGACTTCTTCTTTGTCGAACTCGTAGCGTACTCTGGAAATTCCAAGACCGGGTAAAAGGCGATCCTGTAGATTCTGTTTAAGTGCTTCTGAGTAGAGGTCATTAGGGGTGCCGATGTCGGCGTTGAGCATCCTCTCGAACAGGATTCCTGCGACTCTGGCTGGATCATCGTTAAAGTCCATGTTAGTACGGGAAAATTTTATCTCAGGCAGCTTACCGAACATCATTGCCTGCATCGTTCTGATATTGGCGTGAAACAGGTTAAGGTTAAACGTCTCCCCCGCTTTTGAGTTCAAATACGCCTGCACCACCTCCGCGCCCTGCTTCTGGTACTGACGACACGCTGTGAACGCCGCCTTAATCTCCGCGTCCCACCGCTTGTGCTGGCCTACGGTTGGTTCGCTGTCGTTCTCAAATTCATCTAGGGAGTCTATCGCCCCCTGTACACTGCTATTAGCCATTAAATTCTACGCCTCGCAATGGATAGCTTCTGTGGTTTTTCCCTATCCTCAAACAACTCGTTCAATGTGATTTTTGGCTTCTCAAACACTGGACGTGAGGGTTGTGACGTGATATTACCCCTTTTCTCCTGCGCGACCAAGGCTAAATATCTAAACGCATCTGCTCCGTCAGAGGCCCAATCGTGGAGGGGGGTGTCTCTAAAAGCTTTTGTAAGCTCGTTAAACTCTCGTCGATACGCTCTAAGTGCTTCAACACCTGCGTCGCCATTGGTTGTGTCAATGTGGCATGTTGGCAGTACAAGGCGAGCAGCGTCAATACCCTGTTGTACGGCCAGTTTAGGCACCACGCGGCATGGTAGACCCGCTTCGATAAGCTGTTCGACTGTTGATCGCCCCGTTTGGAGCGTCTTTGCTCGTGCGTCGTGAGGTAGCCAGAGTGTTTCAATTTCATAGGGCTTCGCCTGTAGCATGTCGATGTAATGGCTGAGAGGGACGGACTGATTCTCATAATAGTCGATTATGGCTATGCCGTCAGGTCTTGATTGCCAGAACCAGAAGGCGCAGGAGTCGCTGTACCCGATGTCGGCGGCGATCTGTACAGGTTGGGTGTGGTCAAAGAGGTTGAGCTTCCCGATTTGGCCCTCTTGCTCCATCGTTTGTATGATAGCGGCATAGTAAGTTCCCAATACCGCTGCTGTGAAGTCACACTCAAATTCTTGATCATACTGCGCTTGCTCCATCAATCCTTGCAGTTGTTTAAGGTCATCAGGGGCCAGTATGCCTGATTCGCTCGCCTTGAGCGTCATACTGAACCACTCCGGGTCGCTTACCGCTGTTTGGTGAATATGATAAAAATGGTTCTTACCTTTTGGCGTACCAATGAACGCAGCCCAACCGCGCCTGTCCGCAAGCGTTGGTAAAATAACTTCGGCCCATAAAGAAGGACGACAATCACCATACTCGTCAAGAATAACGCCGTCCAGATATATCCCCCGGAGAGCATCAGGATTATCAGCGCCGTAAAGAGTAATCCAAGCACCGTTAGGAAGTACCACGCGAAGATCAGATTCTCTGACTTCAACGGCAATGCCTTCTGTAGCGTCTTTGAGGTATGTCCAAGCCACGTCTTTAGCCTGTTTATAAAATGGTGCAATATACGCATATCTGGCGTTCTCCTTTGGTGTGTATAGGGCGCGAATGACGGCCTCGTTGACGCACGCGAAGGTCTTACCAGCGCGGCGGTGACAAACTAGGGATGACCAGCGTTTATCCCTCTGGTGTAAGGGCAGAAAGTGGTCGCGGGGGGTGTATTTGAGCTTAAATTCAGCCACTGACTCTCGCAGCCTCGCGAATCTCAATCAGTCGCTCCAGTTGAGCGTCGTTTTGCTTATCAACTTCTTCCTTGGTGTAGGGAACACCGTGCAGAAAAGCGTAAGCGCGCCCATCGACACTGAAATACCCACGTAACAATTCCGCGTCAGACATCAAGCACTCCCTTCGGTAGCTGGGTGTTATTAATTGTGATATTCACCTTGGTATCGACCTTATCCCGCCCTACACCGTCCATGCTGTTCATCTCTCTGACCGCTGCGATGGATGTTTTAGGGTCTTCGGCTTGGTTGTCGACGGCTATTTCGTTGAGCATACGCTTTCTGTGCTCGATTGAAGGGCCTTCGAGGTGCAGGTCGTAGAAGTGGAGCAGTTCGATCAGTTCTTGGATGTTTTTACGGGCGAAGATCGTGACGACGGTGTTTTGTGCGTAGCCCAACTGCTCTGCGATTTCTTTGTTTGGCATACCCCGGACGTGTAGCTTCGCCGCTTCGATGTGTTTTGGCCTGCATTTGACTGACTGCGCCACGATAGCACGCTGGATGTGTTTTTGGTGTTGGTAGAACGGTTGATTTGCCGGGTGGTACTCGTCGAGGAGCAGCGCAGGGTCGATATATTGGTAGTCGATGATTTGCATGGGCTGATTGTACGCCATAGCGTGTCTATGGAGCAAAGTTTTTATACGCTCATTTTAAAATCTCGATTTTTTGTCTGACAGGGGGCCTATCAGACAACTCGGAGAAAAAATAGGGGGACGCAACTAGGTTTTCTATCCCGGTTGCGTCCCCCCTAGCTGGGAGGGTGTTTAAACGCTGTATGTGCGGAGGCGTGTTTAAACACACCCCGGCAAAATAAACATAAAAATTTTTATTTTGGCCGTGTACTTTTTAGCTTTGGTGTGCATAGGTACGCTCATTTTAAAAATAACAAAAATATACGTGTACCTCCGAGCAATTGCAGCGACAGCCGGATCGAATTGACCGTGGGGGTGCCTTTCTCCTGCTGTTTAAACACTATTAGAACAATGAGAACAGGCCATACCATGCACATATGGCGCGCTGGCTAAGTTTAAACGCGGCGGCTGTACGTGTGCCAGCGCTAGACGCTGTTTTGCCATCACAGGCCATCACAGGCCGTTACAAGCCATGTTTAAACACTACGCGCTACCGTGTAACCTGTGAACTATTTAAACCATGTATTTATACCGCCAAATACCGTAGATTCTACCGGTGTTACGGTATGCTGGCACGCCGCGTATTTAAAGGGATACAGCCTATTTCTACCGGTGTTACCGTGGTTTTAGTTAAACTTCATATATAAGAAAAACCATATACCCTATACCACTGTATATATATACAGTACTACTTTTAATAACCATATATAGTAAGTAGAAGGTAGAACCGGTAGAAAATAGCCACACCTCCCGCCGTTACTACCGCTCGCAAATACCGCGCCCCCGGTAGAAATACCCTAAAAAGTGTCCGTTTAGACGGTTCAAACCATGCATTTACGTGATCTATGTCAATTTCTTACATGATTTACACTGTTTAGACACTTGACAATATGGTGAAATTCGCGGACACTCGCTAGCGAGTGTTCGCAATAACGACGGACACCGCCAACGGAGAGCCAAAAATGAACGAACCAATTACACGCGAACAGTGGCTAAATAGCGCCGCCGCTATGATAGTAGCTGAAATACTCGAACCCGCCGTGAATACGCGCTCGCGCCTGTTCCCACTTGACGCCGCGCTGCCGGTGCCACACTACCGCATAAGTGTAGCGCCGTTAAAATCTAAAGCTCTGGCTGAATGTCACCCCCAATCACATAGCGCCGACGGTATCAATGAAATCTTCATCGACGCCGGAGAAAGTGACTCACTAAAAATGCTGGCTAGTCTGCACCATGAACTAATACACGCATTCGATAATTGTGAATCAGGGCACAGGAATTTCTTTGCCCAGATAGCGCGCGCTACCGGATTGGAAGGAAAACTTACCGCTACCGTAGCCGGGGAAACATTGACAGTTACGCTACAAGAATACGTCGATATCTTAGGCGATATCCCGCACGCCAAGTTGTCTATACCTAATAAATCAAAAGGACGGAATAACAATAAACTACTATGCGCGTGTGGATTTAAATCCAATCTATCAGCTAAACAATGTACCGCCGTAGAACAGGGCGTTATGTATCAAACACACGGTATGGTTCACTGCCCAGCGTGTGCAAACATCTCACTTGAAATTCACCGCGCGTAGTAGCGCGCTAAACAGGAAACAGGAAAATGACAAATCTAACCATAAATAGCCAGCGCCGCGCCTTGATACAAAAAGGCCACGCGGTAGCAGGGTTAACCGACGCCGATATTGAACAGGCATATAACGCTATGACACTTGGCGCCGCGCTAGGTAACACACCTAAGCCTATTCAGCCGCAACCTAGTGATACCAGTAGCGCGCCGCAAAATAGCACCGTTGGCGCTGATCTTGCGAATACATTTATGAACGACGGGAAAAACGCGTTTATAGCTTCCCTAGGCGTCGTACTAGGCGATTATCAAAAAGAGAATGATAACCTCACCAGTATCATAGACGGCCTACACGCGGACAACAGCGCGCTACAGGATGATGTCGACAACGCGCGCCGTATATCGACTACGCCGCCGCAAATCATAACGCGCACAGTTGACATTGACGGGAACGAAATAACGCCGGACGTGAACCCGCAAAAAGTCGATACAGTACAAGCCGCCGACATCTGGCCTGACATCGACGGCGCGTATACTTTCGACAGATACGACTTTGAAGCGCCGCGTGAACCTGCATTTTATGACATGAATCAGATGCACAACTCCGGGTTACTGGCACAGGTAGCCAGCGCCGTTAAACGTGATAACCCATTATGGCTATACGGTGAAAAAGGCACAGGCAAAACGACTTTTGTACAATCGCTGGCCTTCTCATTAGGACGTCCGTTTTTCAGGATATCGCACACTAAATCAATGGAATCGCAGGCATTGATAGGTTGTTTCCTGCTACCTGACAGTAAAACCCAGTGGAGTGACGGCGCGTTGACTCAGGCCATTAAAACGCCGCGCGCGGTCATACTCTTAGATGAACCTACGCGTAACCCGGACGCGTGCGAAATCTACCAAACACTACTGGATGAGAAATACTATGACATAGCAGAAACCGGGGAACGCGTGTGGATAGCTGACGGCGTGTCATTTTTTGCCGCCGATAATCAAAACGGTGACGGTGACGATACAGGCCGCTACGACGGTACGTTTGCGGTTAACAGCGCCTTTGGTGACAGGTTCAAAGCGAAACTACAATGCTTCTATATGGCACCGGCACATGAGGCCGCGTTACTTGTATCGTTGACCGGTATCAATAAAAACAGCGCGCTGGAAATAGCGGAATTTGCGAACATCATGCGCGGCATGGCTACCGCAGGTGAGATTGAAGAACCTATTTCTTTTAGGCGTTTAAACGCGTTAGCTGAATTCATAGTCGACGGTATACCGCACGACTTAGCGATGGAAACAGCCGTGTTTGCTTTTATAAGACACGAACAGGATAGAGAAACATACCGCACGCAAGCCGCCGTACACCTTACACAATTGAGAGCCTAAACATGGACTACCTAAGCACACTAAACAGCGCTAAGCCGGTTTCTGGCTACGCCTATGCACAGGCCAGCCGCGCCGCGTTAGCGGCTATGCTACGCGCACACGCCGTCGACGTGAAACGTATTGACGTACACTGCCAAGGAAACACGGCGGCTATTAACTTCGATACAAATATTTATGGTGAATTGAGTATCACGCTATTTTTGCCAGCGCTCCCCAAATCAGGGATGTTAACCCGGATACAGGCCGATACTTTTACCGGATACTGGCTACATGAATCTTTGCACGCCTTGTATACAACAAAAGATAATGCTAAGACACAATCCTTGTTCCCTACGCCGTATGAGTTTTCTATGTTTAACGGCTTAGAGGATTGCAGGATAGAAATGTTAGCCTTGCAAAATAACGTCGCTGTTAACTTATTAAAATGTCTCACACGGCTACGCCGCCACACGTTCAAAGGCATACCGGCTGAACGTTTAAACGCGTTAGTTGATAACCCGTTACAATCGCTTGGCTATATCTTAAAACTGGCTATTAATGAACAGTTTGGCATCGACGCCGGGGCGCTACCGTTTTTATCACGCCTTGATAGTATCGAAAAGTATTTAGAGCACGCACGCGCCGGGGCACTAAAGCCTAGTTTCCTGATGGAATTTGGCGCGGCTAAACTGGCGCGTGAAATACTTGATAGGCTACAAGCGCCGGATAGTGACGAGTCTGGTGACGAGTCTGGTGACGAGTCTGGTGACGAGTCTGGTGACGAGTCTGGTGACGAGTCTGGTGACGAGTCTGGTGACGAGTCTGGTGACGAGTCTGGTGACGAGTCTGGTGACGA